CAGTAACAGAATAAAATCACTTTAAGGAGGTGAATTAATATGGGAAACAAAGTAATACAAAAAGCACAACCAACGCATAACCAAGTTCATGTTGACGCAGTATTAACCAATCTTTCTGTAGCATATATACAGGACACAGATCAGTTTATAGCTGATAAAGTATTTCCACAAGTTCCAGTAAATAAGCAGTCTGATGTTTACTATGTTTATGATAAGCAAGCATGGTTTAAAGATGATGCACAGTTAAGACCACCTTCAACCGAATCAGCAGGTGGAGGTTATTCATTAAGTACAGAAACTTATAATTGTATGGTCTATGCATTCCACAAAGATTTAGATAATAGAGTGATGGCAAACTATGATAATCCTCTACAACCACGTAGAGATTCTGCAGAATTTGTCGCACACAAACTATTACTAAAAAGAGAATACACCTTTATGAATAAATTCCTCAAGTCTGATGTTTGGGGAACAGATATAGACCTAGATGATGGTGACGAAGATAAATGGGACGATTATGATGAATCTGATCCAATAACTTACGTCACTAAAAAGCGTAGGGAAATTTATAATAAAACAGGTTTCAAACCTAATAGAATGCTTATTGGTGGAGAAGTTTGGGATGCTATTAAAGACCATCCAGAAATTCTAGATCGTGTCAAGTACACTAGAGAGGCAATAGATATCAATCCTTCTCTTGTTGCTAGAGCATTCGACCTAGATGATCTAGTTGTTGCTGAAGGTCTTTATAGTGATGCAGGTGAAGGCGAAGATGATCTCAATCTAACACCATTCGTCGATAAAAAAGCATTGCTATACTTTGCACCACAAAGACCATCCTTACTAACACCATCAGCTGGTTATATTTTCACTTGGAACAATTATACTGAAAATGCTTATGCTCTTAACACTTCTTCATTCTATATGGAAGAAATTAAATCTGAAAGAATTGAAGGAGAAATGGCATATGACCAGAAGGTAGTTGGTGAGGACTTAGGACTATTCATGGAGAACGTTGTTTCTTAATCGAATGCGACACTCTGTGAAGTGATGTAATGCATATACAGAGGAGGGATACAATATGAATAATGTAGAACTCTTGAGGGAACTTTTAGGAGATCCTTCCTCTGATATTATTTCTGACACCATGCTAGAAAAACTATTAGAGGAAGAAGGCGATGATTTAAATTATGCAGCTGCAAAAGCGTGCAGAATAATCGCCCGAAAATTCTCTCTAAAAGCTAAAAAATCTCTAGGTAGAGTATCAAAAGACTATGTTCAAAACGCAAGAATTTGGTTGGACATGGCAAAAGAGTTTGAAGATGAGGCTGGCTCTTACGCCAAACCTATAACATCTGGACTATATAAGTCACAAAAAGAAAATGAAAGAAAATCTACCGACCGAAATGAACCATTTTTTGATGAGAATATGTCAGAAGGTCGATACAAATGAGTGAATTCTATAACGATTATAAAGAATGGCTTTCAACATTCAAAGTAATCCGAGAAACTGAAGATTCAGAAGAAGTCGAATACGATGCTTTTGGAAATCCAAAAGAAAACAATGAAGAAAACAACGAGAATGAAATCTCAGTATATGGAATTCTTGAAGAACGTAGAGCCGCATTTGTAGAAATTGGCGATCGGTCAAAAAGTGAATCTTTCAAAACATTTATTTGTGACACTTATGATACTCTTGGAGATCCTTTAGAACTCAAATATACAGACAAAATAAAAGATCCATTAGACGACAAAATATATCGAATACTAGACATCAATAAACTATTGCAACATCATTATGAATGTCAAGTGCAAATTGTGGAGGTGAGCTAAATGGGAAATTTTAAAGATAATTCAGACTCTACTGCATTCGCACTTCAACAAGCAGTAACTACTAAATTAAAAGCAGTTGCCCATCAGTATAGACGTGATTTACGAAACAAATTAGATGAACCTCCTGCTAGAACAGGTCACACCTATAATATTGGAGGGCGTACTCATACTGCATCTGCTGAAGGCGAGCCTCCTGCACCTCTGTCAAGAGATTTAATCGATAGCATACAAATTACACATCAAAAAAGATTCTTTTTATCAGATCGATACACAGTGTATTCTCCTCTAAATTACGCATTTTACTTAGAGGAAGGAACTCAACACATTGAAGTTCGACCTGCATGGAAAGAAACCTTACGAGAAAATAAAGAAAAATACTCACGAATAATAGCTGAAAGTGGGTGGTTTTAATTGAGGGTACATGAATTTTTTGAAGAACTTCGAGATTTACTATTAAAAGATGAAGATTTAAAAGATTTAATAGGCTCAAAAATATTTCCTTATAAAGTACCCGAAAGTGCATCCAAACCCTATGTAACCATTCGTTCAAAAGAGTATGATAGAAACTTTACAATTTCTATAACTCATCAATGGTTAACTTTTGGAAGTTTAGACTTTTGGATCTATGGAGAAAATCCTTCTGTAATCAATCAAATTCAAGAAAAATTAGAGGACATTCTTCATTTATCAAACCATCAAACTGATAATATCAAGTGTAGAAACATTGTCTGTATAGCAGGTCAGAATGCATTTCAACCTGATGTTCAAAAATATCCAGACCTCTATACAGCATACTCTACATTTAGAGCAGAAGTATCAATAAAATAAAGGAGGTGCTTTTATATGGCTACTACATGGGAAACACATGAACATGGCGTACCTGCATTTGAGAAGGTAGTTCTTATCGGTGCAATGACTGAAGATGGCGAGCTAGAATTAGGTGAAGAAACAGAAAACGTAGATGCATTAGAAATTATTCCTGCTACTGACGCTAATCTAAATCTTAACACAGAACTCTTAGACGATACCGATCTAACAGTAGATGACGCCCGAACAAACATCACAGGTCTTAGAGAATGGTCTGTAGATTTAACCCTTAATTATAAACCTGCCAATGACGCATATGCATTAATCAGAGATGCTTTTATTGACAGAGATAATTTATGGGTTGTCTATATTCCAAATCAAGATGGCGAAGTTGAAGATGAAGATGAAGGTTTTATTGGAAGAATTGTTGTTGAAAACTTTGATCACTCTGGTGGTGTCGGCGACTTAGAAACTGTTGATTGTACTCTACAATCATCTAGCTCAATTCATTGGACTGCAATATCAGATATACCAAACGATGACACAACCTAAAATTAACAAATTCTAACAGAGGGGTGAAGGTATTGGGAGAAAAGTTGAAAATCTATGATGTAGGGGAGAAAACAACCTTCACTCAATTACCCCTGCATAGAAAAGAACAAAACCAATTCTGGGCAAGAGATCCTTTACGTCAATTATGGGTTAAAAATACTGTCAAAAGTGAGAAACGCATCTCCCGAGTAGATACATTATTCGGGAGGGTGCTTTCTCCTTCCAATAAAGACGTTATTTACGTGTCGGGAAAGTTCTACCCTGTTGACTTCGATAACCCTTGTGTAACGTGCGAGAAAGCCGAATTAAGGCTTACTACACACAATGGAGTATTTGATGGGTATATTTTTGCCCCGATTAAACAAACCGGAATCCCAGAAAAGAAAGTTTATTTGTTGGACTACTATTTAGATGATAATATGTTTATACGTGGTTGGTACAGACCATCTAATATAAGTGCCAGCACAGTTTCATTTGACTTAATTAAGCAGGAAACTTTAGATGATAAAAAAATAACTGTGGGCTGGAGTGATCGCGTGAATTAGGCATTTTCAGTTTTTGAAAATACGCCTTGATTCTCTCTCAACCTTCACCCCTTTACTTGCATAAGAACTTGAGGAACTAATAACACTAAATTTATAAAGGAGATGTTAAAAAATGTCAGAATCAAAAAGTAAATTAAGAGAACTTACCATCGGTAAAAAACCTGAATTTAAGAAAGAGATAGTTGAATGGGAAGGTCAAGAATTTGAAATTAGAGAACCTTCTGTGTTTGTTCGAGGTCAGATTATGAATAAATCTGGTATGAATGTCACTAATACAGATAATCCAGATATTAACTTTAGTGACGCACAGATTGCATCCGTAATTTATTGTACGTATGTCCCTGAAACAGATGAAAGGGTTTTTAGTGAAAAAGATGTACCGATGTTAAGAGAACAGCCTAGCGGAAGTTTTGTTGATGAGTTTTCAAGGGTAGCGATGAGATTAATGAATCGTGAGCCGGAGGAACAAGCAAAAAACTAACAAACAACTCCGATAGGCTTTTTTTATTTGCTTTAGCTGAAGAATTAGGTTATACAGTAGGTGAATTGAGTTGTCGAATGAGTATATCGGAGTTTCATGAATGGGGTAAATATTACGAATATAAAGAAGAGCAGAGAGAAAAGGAACGTAAAAAAGCTAAACGAGGAAGAAGTTCTCCTCATACAAGAAGGAGAGTTTAAAATAACTGGAAGGAGGTGAGATAATGGCAGAACAATTTAATTTAGCATCAGCTGTAGTAGAATTTAAAACCAATTTTGCTGATGTTGCAAAGGATATAAGTGATATTGCAAAGTATTCTAAACGTACATTTGAAGAAATGGAAAAACAAACAGAGCAAGTAGATAATGCTATGCAAGGTTTACAGGATTCTATGCAAGATGTTGCTGACAGTTCACAAGATATGTCTGGGAATTTTATAAGTTCTTTTAGTGATATGATTTCTATAACAGGTGCTTTAGGTGCATCTATTTCTGGAGTAATGGGAATATTTAGAACTTTTGGTGCAATTGTGAAACGTGTTGCAGGTATGAGTTTTAGAATGTTGCAGTTTGGAATACAAAGTGCAATCACTGCTTTTCAAGCACTTATATCTGTTGTAACTCAATTGATGCAAAGAATAACTCAAGCATTTATGTATCTTGCTACACTTCCATTTGCTATTGTTCGTAGTGTAAGAGAGGCTCATAGATCATTAACTGATATGTTGGATGATTTAACTAAAAAGTTTGTTTTTCTACAGTTGGATATTAGGCATATTATGCAACTTATGCAACGATTTTTAATGGTAACAGCAGGTGCAATGGGGGCAGTTACTGCAGCATCTGCTAATTTTGAGGAACAGTTTGTTGTCATTAGACGAGTTACTGATATGACTGCTAGATCATATTATGATTTAGAAAGGCAATTACGATCTACTGCATCTGAAATTGGAAGGTCTGCTACCGAACTTGCAGAACTTGCATCTGTTGGTGGTAGATTAGGAATTGAAGGTGTTCAAAATTTAGAAACATTTGCTGAAGTCATGGGTAAACTTGGAGTAGCAACTGTTCTTGAAGGTGAAAAAGCAGCCACAGAATTTGCACGATTAATGACAATAATGGATGTTGCTGAAGAAGAGATGGAACAGATGGCATCTACTATTGTTGAATTAGGTAACTCATTTGCTGCTTTTGAGGATGAAATTCTTGGTATGTCTTTACAGTTAGCTGGTGCTGGTGATGCCATTGGTCTTGCTACAGATGAATTAATGGGATTAGCTACTGCTATGTCTGCTGTTGATATTAGAGTTGAACGTGGTGGTTCTGCGATGAGTAGAACTATGATTGAGATAGCAAATGCTGTTCAAGAAGGTGGAGATGCATTAGATACTTTTGCTGATCTTGCTGGGACAACTGCTGAAGAATTTGCACATATGTTTTATGATGAGCCTATTGACGCTATCTTTGCTTTTCTTGAAGGATTAGCTGAAATGGAAGAACTTCCTTTCCGAACATTAGAAGAATTGAATCTTGCTCAAATAAGAACTAGAGACACTATTCTAAGGTTGCTTGGTGCTCAAGAACAATTAGGAAGGTCTTTAGAAACATCTAATCAAGCATGGAGAGATGGTACAGCCCTTCAAGAAGAATATAATGTATCTATGGATACTACAAGGGCTCAATTAAGGCTTTTGAGAGAAAATGTTCTTGAATTAGGAAGAAGATTAGGTGACCTTTATAATACACATATCAGAGATGTTATTGAAGGTCTTACAGAAATGGTTAGTGTATTAATTGAATTAGATACAGAAACATTTGAGGCTATTGCTGGATTTCTTGCTCTTATTAGTGTATTAGTTGGTGTATCAACCGCATTATTAGTTGCAGTAAGAGGATTCTTTACAATAATGACTGCATTGACTTTACTTGCTCGAGGGATTGTTTGGGCATTAACTTGGGGAGCTGCATTATATTTTGCTGGAACGGCTTTTAGAGGATTTACAGATATTCTTGGTGAAGATATGACAGTATTAGATGTTGCAACTGCTTTTCTTGAAGGATTAAGAGATGCAGCTGTAGATTTAAGAGATCGAATTGTTGAATCTCAAGTTGGTCAAATTGTTGCAGATATGTTTGAGGATATTGGAAAAGCATATGAAAATTTTGTTGGTTGGTTAACTGACGATCAAGGGGATTTAACTGAAGAAGAATGGATGTCAGAATTCTTAATAAATTTCATTGATATGATGGAAGAAATGGTTAGTTCTGTTTCTTATGCTATTGATGATATTATTGAAATTATGGAAGAAAATGATTTAAGTGATGCAATTGATGTTTTTGTAGAAGATGTTGATGAAGAAAATCGAACTGTAGCAGATGCTTTTATAGATTTATTTGAAAGTGCATTTAGATTAGCTTTTCAAGATATTCCTAGATTATTTGGTAATTTAGTTACTGAAATTTTAATGCCTGCTTTATGGGATCAATTGACTAAAGAAGATGGTGCTTTTGCATGGGCAACTGGAATAATGGAAGATTGGACAGAAACAATAAATGAAGCAACAAAAGATTTAAATATTGGAGATGAGATTGCAGGTTTTGAAATTCCAGAAACATTGCGTAATATGATGTCTGCTATGCTAGATTTAGGAGTTGCAGTTGGAAGATATTTTTGGGAAGGTGTATCACAAGCATTTGAAGCATCTGGAATTGGAGATCAAATATTAAGTGCTTTAAGAACTGCTCAAGATTTTGTACGAGATATTGATTGGGAAACTGATGATCCAATTGATAGTATTCTTCCTGAAGGTGAAACATTCGCTGGAGAATTTGTTAGAGAATTATTAACTCTTGTTGGTTTAATTGTTCAAAGTTTTGCATCTGCTTTAGTAAATCAAGTTGCTTGGTTTGAAATAGGAAAAGAAATTGGCAGAGGAATTTTAGAAATCATGCCTAGTCCAATACAAAAAATGGTAGAAGATGCAGAAAAATCACAAGAGGTTCATCAAGAAAGACAAGAAGATTTATGGACTGCTATTAGAGAAGGCTTTAATACTATGATAAAAAGAATCACAGGTGATGGAGATACTGAAGAAGGTACTTTAGAAGGTGTAACAGAATTTCATAAATTACTTGCTATGGCTAGTCTAGAGGCTCGTGGTGAAGGTATTGAAGGTATGGCAGATGTTATGTCTGTTATATTAAATAGAGTTGCATCAAGAGAATTTCCTGACACTATATCTGATGTTATTTCTCAAGAAGGCCAATTCCAACCTTATGGCACTAGACAATGGGATGAAATGTTGGCAAGATCAATAGAAGATTTTGGAAATGAAATACAAGCATTTGAACGAATTGTTGAACAGGGAGATACTGCAAGAGGTGCTTTGTATTTCTATAACCCTGATATTTCTACTGAAGAAGGTAGAGAATGGCTTGAAGGATTAGAACATGCTGAGGATTACAAAGCATTTCAAAGAGGCGATCATAGATTTATAACTACTGCACACGAAGAAAATTATTTTGCTGATGCATTTAATGAATTTATGACTGATTTATTAATATCACTTAGAGATGAAATAGGTGTTTCTTTCCTCGGTTTATCTTCCGGAGGTATATTGAAAGGCTATGGTGGAGGAGATCAAATTCCTGCACTATTAGAACGTGGTGAGGCTGTAATTCCAAAAGAGGCTGTTAAACAAGGAACTCCTGGAGTTGTATCATGGTTAAAAGGTATGGGAGTTCCAGGGTATCAAGATGG